ATCTGAATTACAATTTGACCAAGAGTTTGGTAATACATTCCACGGTAGAGGTAACACATTAATAGATGCTTCTACATTATTAGCACAACAAAGTAGAGCTCCGTTATATTATAAAGAAAATATTAATGTGTATGTAGAGCCTAATGTTGGTCATCAATATATAATGACCGTTGACGTATCAAAGGGTCGAGCTCAAGACTATACAACATTTACTATTATTGATGTAACAGGTAAAGTGTTTGAGCAAGTCGCAACATTTAGAGATAATAATATATCACCAATGTTAATGCCTGATATAATTTATAAATATGCAAAGACATATAATGATGCATATGTTGTTATTGAAAGTAATGACCAAGGTGCTATTGTATGTAATGGTTTATATTATGATTTAGAATATGAAAATATGTTTGTAGAATCTACTATAAAAGCAAATGCTTTAGGTGCTACAATGACAAAAAGAGTTAAAAGAATTGGCTGTTCTTCTATTAAAGAGTTATTAGAACAGAAAAGATTGACTATATATGATTCAGATACTATAATAGAAATGAGTACATTTGTATCAAGAGCAAACTCATGGCAAGCTATGCCACCGAATCATGATGATTTAATGATGAACCTTGTACTCTTTGCATGGTTTACAACAACAGATATATTCCAATCAATTACAAATATTGATATGAAGAATATGTTATATAACGAAAGATTAAAAGCAATACAAGACGACATGTTACCTTTTGGATATTTAGATAGTGGAGATTCTGAAGCTAATAAATATATAAAAGATGACGACGGAAATATATGGTTTGAAACAGAATGGAAAAGTTCACAAAGTATTTAAAAGAAGATATAACACCTGCTAAGGATTTGCATGTGGTAATAATGGGCCTCGGTAATGAGGAGGGTACCTTTGCGGAATTGATGGAGAAGGTATGTAAGAAAAATAAAGTCAGATATACACTTATCGATATTGATGAAGCTTATATGGTATCAAGTGATGTTGAAATTGGTTCAGCTATGATTCGTAATATAGACGGTAAAGATAACGAAATTAATTTAAGTATTCATAATACTATAATATTTGTTAGAGCTGGTGCACTTAAATCTCTAACATCTCAAGCTCTTATAGCTACATTACAAAATATAGGGTTCTTTCTAATAAACGATTTAGAAACAATGTTACTATGTGATAATAAAATGACATCTACTTTAGCACTTGAAAGAAACAATATATCAGTACCGAGAACAGCTATAGTAAATAATGTTAAGTCTATTGAAGAATCACATAAAAAAATTGGCGGAAAGTTTCCGGTAATTATAAAAACATTAAGAGGTACACAAGGTATTGGTGTATCTAAGGTAAATGATATGAGTTCTTTAATATCAGTATGTCAATCACTATGGAAATTTAAAGCTGATTTATTAATACAAGAATATTTTGAACTAAAATCAGATATAAGAACACTTGTAGTAAATAATAGAATTGTCGGTTCTGCTGAGAGAAAGAAAAAAGAGTCAAAAGAATTTAGAAACAATGTACATTTAGGAGCTGATACTTTACCGTATAGTTTATCAGAAGAAGAAAAGAAACTGGTAATAAATGCAGCTAGGTGTACCGGTGCTTCATATTGTGGGGTAGATCATTGTATAGTAGGTGATAAGTTTTATATATTAGAAGTAAATGGTAGTCCTGGTATAAGATCACATTTCTTAGGGTATAATTTAGAAACAGGTAAGGAAGGCAAAAAAATTTCAGATTTTGAAGTATTAGATGAAATACTATTATGGTTTAGTGATGACCATAATCGAAGACCGTTAATGAGACAAGAAGTAGGTTATATTGAGAGTATAAAACTTGATGGTATGGAAGAGAATCTCATTAGAGCAAAGTTTGATACTGGTAATTCAGCATCAGCAACTATGCTTCATGTAGACGAAATGAAAGTAGACGGCGATACTGTAAAATGGAAAAAGAATGGTATTGAGTTTACCAGTGATATTATAGACATATCAGAACCAAGAAGAGGGCTGAAGGCCTTTGATAGAAGACCAGTAATAGAGCATGGAATCACATTCAATAATAAAAAATATATAATGGAAATAGGGTTAACTGAAAAAGATACGGCATCTGAAATGTTAGTTAACCGTAAAGACATGACCAAATTTAGAGTTAGTGTACATCCTAATAGATTATTTATGGTTAGTGATTATGCAGGAAGAGATGATAGCACAAACCATTAGTGCATTAGAAACAGTATTTTTATAAATAATAGTAAGTGAATATAACCGTATTATGAATAACATATTAACTAACTCAATAAATAGAGGATAAAGCGATGGCATTTCAAGTATCACCCGGCGTTTTAGTATCAGAAATTGATGCTACTAATGTCGTTCCAGCAGTTTCAACCAACATTGGTGGATTCGCTGGAGAATTTAATTGGGGTCCGGTTGGAAAAGTTGTTCAAGTAAGTACTGAAAACGAACTTGCTGAAGAATTTGGAAATCCTGACGACAATAACTTCGATCATTTCTTAGTCGCAGCGTCATATTTAAAATATGGAAACGCACTAAAAGTGGTTAGAGGTAAAGTGGCAGGGATGTTAAATTCCTGTAACGGAGCTGGAATACTAGTCGAGAATGAAGATTTGCTAAGTGGAGTATCATTTAGCGCAACACAAAACTTTGTATCAAGATACGCTGGAGTATTAGGTGACAGTCTCAGAATAGAGATTGCTCATTCTGATATTTCTGGTGGTAATTTTTCTGCATGGTCTCATTCTGGATTATTTTCTGAGGCACCTGGCACATCTGATTATGCAAAACCAATAGATGCGGATTCCGGAGACGAAATCCATATCGTGGTCAAAGATGAAGATGGTTTAATAACAGGTACTAAAGGAACTGTATTAGAAACTTATGAATTTCTTTCACAAGCTTCTGATGCAAAAGACAGCGCAGGTAACTCTTTGTTTTTCAAAGATGTTATAAATCAAAAATCTGAATATATCTATGTAGGAGCTGCTGCTGATGCAGACGGTCTTACAGAAGCTGGTCAAACAGTAGCACAGGCTGGAGCAACAGCAGGTGGTTTTGTTAACACTGGTACAGATGTATTAAGTTTTTCATTAGCAAATGGTTCTAACGGAACACTTACAATGACAGCTAATGAACTTATGGATGCATATAATAATTTAGCAGATGGAGATACAGTAGATTTAAGTTTACTATTCTGTCCAGCTGCTCCTTTTGCAGTAGCAAATAAAGTTATAGAAATTGCTGGCAATAGAAAAGATTGTATGGCTTTTGTATCACCTGAAATAAATGATACAGAAGGATTATCATCATCTGATCAATTAACTAGAGTATTAGATTTTGCTAGTAATTTAGATTCAAGTTCATACGGCTCATGTGATTCAAGCTCACTATATGTTTACGATAAATACAATGATGTTTATCGATACATTGCAGCTTCAGGTCATATAGCTGGTCTATGTGCTAAATCTGAAAGACTATCAGATGCATGGTTCTCACCTGCAGGATTTAATAGAGGTAATCTATTAGGAATAACTAAATTAGCATTTAATCCAACAGCTGGACAAAGAGATTCTCTTTATAAAGCAAGAGTAAATCCAATTATATCAGCACCTGGTCAAGGTACTGTATTATTTGGAGATAAAACTTTGCTGAAGAGACCATCTGCGTTCGACAGAATAAATGTAAGAAGATTATTTATAGTCTTAGAAAAAGCTGTAAGTACAGCTGCAAAATTCCAGTTATTCGAAATTAATGACGAATTTACAAGAGCACAGTTTAAAAACTTAGTTGAACCGTTCTTGAGAGACGTAAAAGGAAGAAGAGGTCTAACAGATTTTTCAGTAATCTGCGATGACACTAATAACACATCAGCTGTTATTGATGGTAATAGATTTGTTGCAGACATTTTTGTCAAGCCAGCAAGAAGCATCAATTTCATTCAGTTGAACTTTATAGCAACAAGATCCGGAGTAGAATTCTCCGAGATATCTAGTTAAGGGAGGAATAGAACATGGCAATTTTAGGAGTAGATGATTTTAAATCAAAGCTTGTAGGTGGCGGTGCTAGAGCCAACCTTTTCAAGGTAACACTAAACTATCCATCATATGTAAATGGTGATGTTGAACTTACATCATTTATGTGTAAAGGAGCTCAGTTACCTGCATCAATAATTGCACCTGTACCTGTATTATTCAGAGGCAGACAATTACAATTAGCAGGTGATAGATCTTTTGAACCATGGAATGTTACTGTTATCAATGACTCAGGAATGGAAGTCAGAAACGCTATGGAGAGATGGATGAACGGCATTAATTCTAACGTAAGTAACGAGGGTTTATCAAATCCTGTTGACTATATGGCAGATGCAGTGGTCGAACAACTAGATAAAGGTGGTAATGTAACTAAGAAATATGACTTTAGAGGAATATTTCCAACTAACGTTGCTGCTATCGATCTTTCATACGATAACGAGAACGCTATTGAAGAATTTGCGGTTGAGTTCCAAATTCAATATTGGGAATCAGACACAACTTCGTAATAGTATAAATAATAATAGAGGAGGGGCAATAGTCCCTCCAATATTATAGGATAAAATATGGCAGAATTTTTTGGATTTGAAATAAAAAGAAAATCAAGTGAAGAACCTTTAAGACCTTCATTTGTACCAAAAAGCGAAGATGATGGTGCTGGTGTTATTAAAGCCGGTGGCCATTTTGGCGCTTATATCGACATGGATGGCGATAAGGCCAAGACTGATGTCGATTTAATTTACAAATATAGAGATATCGCAACTCAACCTGAGTGTGACCAAGCTATAGAAGATATCATTAATGAATCAATTGTAGGGGATTACGATGAAGCTCCAGTTGATGTAGTATTAGATAAACTAGACATTGGTGATAAAATTAAAGAAAACATTCGTGCAGAATTTAAATATATATTAACGCTTTTAAACTTTAATCAGTATTCACATGATATATTCAGAAAGTGGTATGTTGATGGCAGATTACCTTATCATATTATATTAGATGGAGATAATCAAAAAGCTGGTATAAAAGAATTAAGATATATCGATCCTACTCGTTTACGTAAAGTAAAAGAAGTAGAAGAAAAAGAAGACCCTAAAACTGGGGCAAAAGTAGTAACAAAAATTGATGAATACTTTTTGTATCAAGATAACGCGTTAGGAAAATATAACCAAGGTGTTAAAATATATCCTGACTCAATAGCATATTGTACATCAGGTGTTATGGATCCTCAAAAGAAAAGGATCTTATCATATTTACAAAAGGCTGTTAAACCAGTCAACCAATTAAGAATGATGGAAGACTCACTTGTTATATACAGAATAAGTAGAGCACCGGAAAGAAGAATCTTTTATATTGATGTAGGTAACTTACCAAAAGGTAAAGCTGAAGAATACCTCAAGGGTATTATGAATCAGTATCGTAACAAATTAGTTTATGATGCAACTACAGGTGATATTAAGGATACTAAAAAACATATGTCAATGTTAGAAGACTTTTTCCTACCTAGAAGAGAGGGTGGAAGAGGTACTGAAATATCAACATTGCCAGGTGGCGAAAACCTAGGACAGATTGAAGATATTATATATTTCCAAAAGAAATTATATAGAAGTTTAAATGTTCCCGTAGATAGATTAGAACAAGAGTCTGGATACACATTAGGTAGAACCACTGAAATAACAAGAGATGAAGTTAAGTTTAAAAAGTTTATAGACAGATTAAGAAAAAGATTTTCTGATTTGTTTATGCAATTATTAAAAACTCAACTTATACTCAAAGGTATAATTACTAAAGATGATTGGGGTAAGTTTAAAGAAAAGATACATTTTGACTTTATAGAAGATAACTACTTTTCTGAACTGAAACAATCTGAAATGATTAGAGAAAGGTTTGAATTATTAGGTTCTGTTCAAGATTTTGTTGGTAAGTATATATCCATAGAATGGGCTACTAAAAACATACTTAGAATGGACGAAGATGATAAAAAACAAATGGATAACCAAATATCTAAAGAAAAAGCGGCTGGTTTATACCCAGACGAAGATGAATTCTAGGATATTGAGGGTATCTTTTTTATAAATAATAGTGAGGAATAAATTATGTCAGTAGAAAATTTAGTTAACCATCTAAAAGATGGAAATAATGTAAAAGCTAGTCAAGAATTTGAAAGTGTTCTAGGTCAGAAAGTATCTGATGCATTAGACGCTAAGAAAATTGAATTAGCATCTACTTTGATTCAGAGAAACAAAGAAGAACAGGAATAAAATGAAACTTATTACTGAACACATAGACCAAGATTTAGATATCATATGTGAGGCCAAGAAAGGCGGTGGAAAAGATTATTTCATCGAAGGCGTCTTTATGCAATCTAATCAAAAGAATAAAAACGGTCGTATTTACGAAAAGAAAACACTTGAAAAAGCTGTTGAGAAATACGTTACCGAACAAGTTAAAACAGGGAGAGCTGTAGGGGAATTAAACCATCCAGAGGGTCCAACAGTTAACCTTGACAAAGTTTCACACAAAATCAGTAATCTGCATTGGCAGGGAAATGATGTTGTAGGAAAAGCATCAATACTTAAAACCCCTATGGGTCAAATCGTTGAAGGTTTGCTCGAAGGCGGTGTTAAGCTTGGTGTATCAAGTCGTGGTATGGGAAGTCTTGTAGCAAAGAATGGTGTCCAATACGTGGGGGATGACTTTATGTTAGCCACAGTAGATATAGTTCAAGACCCATCTGCTCCGTCCGCATTTGTGAATGGAGTTATGGAAGGTGTTGAATGGGTATGGGATAATGGAATCATTAAGCCACAAGATATTGAATTAATTGAGACTGAAATAAAAAGTACTTCGAGTAAAAACCTCCCAGAGGTAGAAATTCGAGCTTTTAAAAATTTCCTCTCTAAACTAAACTCTCAAAAATAGGAGAATAAAAATGTCAGAAGACGCTATTAAAAATGAATTAGCAGAAGACATTGCTACAGAAGAGGTAGTACTTTCAGAAGAGGAGAGTTCAGAAGAAGAGAACGTTGAAGTCAACGAGGAAACTGAAGAACTTGAAGAAAAATCTTCTAAGAAAGAGATGCACAGCAAAGAAGAAGAGGAAGAAGAAGAGGAGAAGAAAGAATCTGTAAAAGAGGAAACTCCTTCTGTTAATATTCCAAAAACTAAAGCTGGTGTTATCCAAGCTGCTGTAGAAATGCTCAAGAAAGCTAGAAAAGAAGACGCGCAGAAACTTTTTGCTAAAATGGCAAAAGTGGACGAAACTTCTGAAGAAGAATCAATCAAGTCTGTCGATGACGCTTTAAAGAAAGTCAAAAAGGCACCAGTGCCAGTGGCTAAAGCTAAAGTTGAAGCGGTTGATTTTGATGAAGATTTAGATGCATTAGTTAAAGAGGAAGCTACACTTTCTGAAGAATTCAGAGGAAAGGCAGGAGCTATATTTGAAGCTGTATTAACATCTAAGTTAAGTCAAGAGATTGAAAGATTAGAAGGCGAATACGCGCAAAACCTTGAAGAGGAAGTATCTGATTTACAATCTTCACTAGTAGAAAAGGTAGATTCATACCTAAACTATGTAGTCGAAAATTGGATGAAAGAGAATGAAGTTGCAATACATAACGGTTTAAGAACTGAAATTGCAGAAGACTTTATGTCTTCACTACAAGGTGTGTTCAAAGAGCACTACATCGAAGTACCGGAAGGCAAAATTGACCTTGTTGATGAACTCAACGAATCAGTCAATGAGCTAGAAGAAACTTTAAATAAAACCACAGAAGATAATATCGAATTACATAATAAGGTTCAAGTATTAGAAAGAGCTGAAGTAATTAGAGAAAAATCTGAAGGGCTTGCTGAAACAGAAGCTGAGAAATTAGCATCTTTAGTTGAAGATATCGAATTCGATAACAAAGAAAACTTTGAAACAAAAGTACAAGTTGTTAAAGAGTCATACTTCAAACAAGAAGTTAGTGAATCAGTCGATGAAGTAGATAGTTTATTAGGTGAAGATAATCAAGAAGTTGATTTATCAGAATCTATGGCTAAATACACACAAGCTATAACAAATTTTACTAAATAAAATATAAGGGGAAACAGAAATGTTTAATGCAGACGCAAAACTTATGGAAAAATGGGGTCCAGTTCTAGAGCACACAAGTGCACCAGAAATTAACGACCGTTACAGAAAAGCTGTTACAGCTAGACTGTTAGAAAACCAGGAAGTTGCTCTACAAGAAGAAAGACATCAAGTACAAGGTAACATGATTTCAGAAGCTGCACCAGTTAACAAAACAGGTTCAGGTATCGATAATTTTGACCCAGTACTTATTTCTTTAGTTAGAAGAGCAATGCCTAACTTAATTGCTTATGATATCGCTGGCGTTCAGCCAATGAGTGGTCCTACAGGACTTATCTTTGCAATGAAATCAAGATATACTAACCAGGGTGGTACAGAGGCTTTCTTTGATGAAGCTGATACTGACTTCTCAGGTATAGGTACTCACGAATCAGACCCAACAGGTTTAGGTACAGCCGCTGATACTGACAGTAATGACGGTATCTTTGATGAAGCTGAATCAACAATCACATCAGACTTTGGTACTGGTATGGGAACTGATAGAGCAGAGCAACTAGGAAACACATCAGGTGTTGACTTTGGACAAATGGCATTCTCAATTGAGAAATCAACTGTTACTGCTAAGTCAAGAGCTCTAAAAGCTGAGTATACAATGGAACTAGCTCAAGACCTTAAAGCAATCCACGGATTGGATGCTGAAGGCGAACTTGCTAATATTCTTTCTACTGAAATCTTAGCTGAAATCAACAGAGAAATGGTGAGAACTATTTTAGATAAAGCTAAAATCGGTGCTAGACAATCAAACGTAACTGTTAAAGGTGCATTTGATGTTGAAACTGATTCAGATGGTAGATGGATGGTTGAGAAGTTCAAAGGTCTTATCATGCAAATCGAAAGAGAAGCAAACGTTATTGCTAAAGAAACAAGAAGAGGTAAAGGTAACTTTATCCTATGTTCTTCAGACGTAGCATCTGCTTTAGCTGCAGCTGGTCTTCTAGACTACACACCTGCACTAAGTGCTAACTTAAACGTTGATGACACAGGTAATACATTTGCTGGTGTTCTTAACGGTAGAGTTAAAGTGTATATAGATCCATACGCAATTACTGATTTCGTATGTGTTGGTTACAGAGGTACTAACCCATATGACGCTGGTATGTTCTACTGCCCATACGTACCTTTAACAATGGTTAAAGCAGTCGGTGAGCAAGATTTCCAACCAAGAATCGGATTCAAAACCAGATACGGCATGGTCGCAAACCCATTCGTAGCTGCTGACGGTACTGGTAATGCAAGAGCTAACCAATACTACAGAATCTTCAGAGTCGATGGAATCATGGAGTAAGGATAGTTTTTAACTATTTTTTAAGGGGGTTCTTCGGAACCCTCTTTTTTTATGTATAAATAATAGTATGAGTACATTAACAAACAATAAGAACTTTTTGAGCCCAGTAGGGTTTCAGTTTAAAATCAATAGTGGTTTATATGCTAATATAGAATACTTCTGTATAGCTGCTTCATTACCGTCTGTAAATTTACCACCAGTATCTGTACCTTTTAAAGGTGTTAATTTATCAGCAACAGGTGATAAACTACAGTTTGAAGATTTAACACTTCGTATAAATGTTACTGAAAATATGGAAAACTATATTGAAACATTTAATTGGATAAACAATATATTACAAAGTGGAACAGCTGAAGATAACAGAGAAGACGCCACGTTAATGATATTAAGCTCACATAATAATGTAAATAAACAAATAGAATTTAAAGGTATATTCCCAACAGGTATATCTGGTGTAGAGTTTAATACACAAACTACTGATATTGAATTTGTTCAAGTTGATATTACATTTTCATATAATTACTTTGAAATTAAATAACTATTTACATTTACACTAAACTATGGTATAATATATATTATGAATAATTTACAACAAATCTTAGAAATGTGGAAAGAAGACTCTGAGATAGATGAAATGAAACTTGATGAATCTTCTAGACAATCCGCAAAATTACATTCCAAATATTTAGAAATCTATTCTGTTCACAAGATGAAACTGAAAAAAGCTGAAGCTGAATTTAAAGTGCTAATTAAAGACAAATGGCTACATTATAACGGCAAATTAACACAAGAAGAAATAGATAAAAAAGGATGGGATTATGATCCTTTAAATGGCCTTACAATATTAAAAGGTGATATGAATTATTATTATGATTCAGACCCAGTAATACAAGAAGCACAAGGTAAAATCGATTACCTTAAAGAAACATGCGACACTCTAAAAGAAATAATGGAGAATGTTAAATGGAGACATCAAAATATTAAAAACATGATTGAATGGAGAAAGTTTACTAGCGGAATCTAATCATGGAATCCATCACTATACAAAAGAAGAATGAAGTCTTCATGCATATTAAATGCGAACCTTCAGTAGAGCAAGAATTATCAGAACACTTTTGTTTTTTTGTACCTGGTTATAAATTTATGCCTGCATATCGTAATCGTATGTGGGACGGTAAAATACGATTATACGACCTTAGAAAGAAAACATTATACTGTGGTTTATACAAATACTTACAGGAGTTTTGCACTATAAGAAATTATACTCTAAATGAGGTTGAGAGTGAAAAATATAGTACCGTATATCAATTAGATACACATGACATAAATTCCTTTTTATCCCAATTAGTCCTTTCTGTGAAGGGTAATGATATAACCCCCCGCAATTACCAATTAGATGCACTCTCGCAGTGTTTATCACATAATAAGTCTTTATTACTCTCGCCAACAGCTTCTGGTAAAAGTTTAATCATATATTTAGCTGTTAGATACTTTTTAGAATATTATGATCAAAATATATTAATAATTGTACCAACTACATCTTTAGTAGAACAGATGTATTCAGATTTTGCAGATTATTCAGAAAAGGATAATTGGAGTGTAGATGAAAACTGCCATAGGATATATTCAGGTAAAGAAAAGTTTGGATTGAAACAAAGAGTATTAATTAGTACATGGCAATCAATATATAAATTACCAAGTCATTGGTTTTTAGACTTTGGTATGGTGATTGGTGATGAAGCCCATAATTTTAAAGCTAAATCATTAACAAGTATTATGGAAAAATGTACGGAAGCTAGATTTCGTATAGGTACAACTGGTACATTAGATGGATCACAAACACATCAGTTAGTACTAGAAGGGTTATTTGGTCCAGTGTATAAAGTAACCACAACTAAAGAACTTATTGATAATAATGATTTATCACAATTAAATATTAAAATATGTTTACTTAAATATAATGATGATATATGTAAAATAGTATCAGGTTTAAAATACCAAGATGAGCTTGACTTTATAGTTAAATCCGAAGAAAGAAACGAATTTATTTGTAATTTAGCAAAAGAAACATGTAAGAATGGTAATACATTAATATTATTCCAATATGTAGAAAAACATGGTAAACCACTGCACTCTCTATTACAAGAAAGAATAAATAGTAATAGAAAGATATTTTATGTATCAGGAGAAACAGATGTCGACACGAGGGAACAAATCCGTGAGATTACCGAGACCCAAAAAGATGCAATTATCGTTGCTTCCATGGGTACTTTTTCTACAGGTATTAATATTAAGCGTTTACATAACATCATCTTTGCTTCACCAAGTAAGTCTCAAATTAGGGTTCTCCAAAGCATCGGAAGAGGATTAAGAAAAAGTGGTGATGGTATTAATACTACAGTATATGATATCGCAGATGATTTACATTGGAAATCAAAAAAGAACTATACATTACAACACGCAGCCGAAAGAATTAAAATATACAGTAAAGAAAAGTTTAACTACAAGTTATTCGATTATAAGTTATAAATAATACTATATGGACAAAAATATTCAATCTTTAAATATAAGACACTTTAAACTCGTTAATGGAGATGAGATTGTCGCACTAGTATCAGTGAAAAACGACAACAATTGGATTCTCGAAAGACCATTAGTAGTATCTTCTAATATACTCGGGTCATATCAGTTTGCTCCATGGTTTCCGTTCTCAGATGCTAAAGTGTTTAAAATATTGAAGAATCATATCATTCAGCATGTTCCTATTTCAGATAATGCTAAAGAGAGTTATGTCAAGTTAGCTTTGACTGCTCAGCAATCGGTTCCCGAGAAACAGCGTTCTGAACAAGAAATACTTGATGAGTATGAAAAACAATTGATTGAAAAATATTCGGAAGAAGGCGTGGACATTGAACCTGATGTTCCTGAGACTATACATTAACTGTATATTCCCCTCCCCCCGGATACTATATTATTATACCATACTTTTTCACATATGTAAATAGCGAAAGTGAAAATAATTAAAATAAATTAACTATTTACATTTACTCAAAACTGTGGTATAA